GTTTTATCTTAGACCGCTTTGGCGATCATGTGTCGGCATCTGCGGCTAACTGCGAGTACTGTCTGGTGCTCGTGCTCGATGACGTGGGCACTAAGTCGCAGGCGCCATCGCTTGCGCCGACGTGGGTGATGGAGACTTCGCCAGGGTCATATCAGTGGGGCTACGCCTTTGGCGATGATCAACCCACCAAGGGCGAGTTCAGCGCAGCCATTAAAGCGATCGCTAACGCAGGCTACACCGACCCAGGCGCGACTAACGCCGTGCGTAACTTTCGCCTGCCTGGCTCAGTCAATCTAAAGCCAGGTCGCAATAACTTCGCCGCGCAGCTTATCGAGTTCCACCCCGATCGACTGTTCACGCTTGCGCAGCTTTGCGAGGCGATGGGCGTTACGCCTGCTGAGGCTGATAGCGCAGGCCCAAGCCCGATTAAGATCGTCGACACGGGTGATGATGACGTCTTCGCGTGGCTTGCCGGTCAGGGTCTTGTCTTGTCGCGCCCGAACCAAGAAGGTTGGGCTGGCGTGATCTGCCCGAACCATGCCGAGCACACGGACGGCAACCCCGAGGGGCGTTATAAGCCTGCCTTGCGCGCGTACTGCTGCCTGCACTCGCACTGCGTTGACTTCGACACGAAGACGTTTCTTGCATGGGTCGCCGAGCAGGGCGGCCCTGAGCACGCGCTTGGCTTGCGCGATGATCTGCTTGCGGTCACCATGCAATCGACCCTTAATAAGATCGAGCCGTCGAATTTTTTTAGTGACGATGCTAAGAAGGTTATTGAGGAAGTCGAGCGTAAAGAGCTTGGTCGCGTGGAGATGAAGGGTTGGTTTGAGCGCTTTGCGTACATCTTGTCCGATGACTCGTTTTTTGACATGCAAGATCGGCGCGAGGTGCCACGCTACGTATTCAATGCGCTTTATCGCCATGTGAATTGCATATCGATTAACAGTAAGCGCAAGGTCGAAGCAGCTACCGCATATGATGAGCAACGCCAAGCGATGGGCGCTCGCACCTTGGTGGGCATCACCTACGCTGCGGGCGAGAGCCTGCTCGTTGCGCGTGATGGCGACGTGTATGGCAACCGTTGGCGCGATGCGCGCCCTCAAGTCGATAAGGCCTACGTTGGGGATATTAGCCCTTGGCTTGAGCATTGCGAGCGCCTTGTGCCTGATCCTAGCGAGCGCGAGCATTTGTTTAACGTCATGGCGTATAAGTTGCAGCACCCTGAGGTCAAGATCAATCACGCCGTGTTGCATGGCGGCGATCAAGGCTGCGGTAAGGACACCATGTGGGCGCCTTTTCTTTGGGCCGTGTGCGGGCCAGGATTGAAGAATCGCGGTTTGCTTGATAACGACTCGCTATCGTCGCAGTGGGGCTATCAACTTGAGTCGGAAGTGCTGATTATTAACGAGTTGAAGGAACCTGAAGCGGCTGCGCGTCGCGCACTGGCGAATAAACTCAAGCCCATTATCGCTGCGCCTCCCGAGTTGCTGCCCGTGAACCGTAAGGGCTTGCACCCTTATGACATGCTTAACCGATTGTTTGTTTTGTCGTTTACCAATGATCCGCTGCCCATATCGCTTGATTCACAGGACAGACGCTGGTTTTGCATCTGGTCGCGTGCGCCACGTATGCGCGACAATGATGCGCGACGCTTATGGGAGTGGTATAAGTCTCACGGGTTCGTTGCCATTGCCGCATGGCTTTATCAGCGCGACGTTAGCGCGTTCAATCCTGCCGCTACGCCTGCTTGGACTGAGTTCAAGTCTAACTTGATCGAGCACTCGATGTCGACGGCTGAGTCTTGGCTTGTAGACATGATGCGCCATCGCAAGGGCGAATTTGCTAAGGGTGCAGTCGGGTCGCCCTTCCATGCGCTTATCGATCGATTGCTTGGCAGTATGCCAGCAGGCGTGAAAGTGCCTCAGGCCGCGCTGTTACATGCGCTCAAGGAAGCCGGTTGGATTGACGTAGGCCGATTGGCTAGCGCGGAATACACGACTAAAAAGCATGTCTTCGCTGCGCCTGAGCTTGCCAATAGACTCAGCAAGTCTGAGCTTAGGCGCTTGGTCGAAGATAGCGCGCCCGCATCGAAGATGGCGCTTGTGAAGTGAGACAAAAAACGCCCGACACTTGGTCGGGCTAAACCACAGGAGGGGAGAAGTTCCGGCTATAAGTCTAGCATTTCAAAGATGACCCATGCAACGATCGAACCAACGATTAGGGCTAGCATGACGGAAGCGTCCATGTTCTAAAGGCTTTGTGCTTCTGCATGGTCTCAGCGCACTCGGTCGAAGGCGGGCGCCAGCCATAGCGTCGCCATACGGTCTCCACAGGCACGCACCATTTGTCGGGCGTGATTTGATGCGCGAGTAGCGCGAGCCATTCAGGCGGTTTATTGTCGTCAGTCATATGGTTATCCCTAAAAAAATTTGCCATGACCCTGGCAATCCGGGCAGTCTTTCCAAATGGGTACAGAATCCCATGTATTGAGCAAGTCTTCTGTTGTTATCGCTGAATCCTCGGCCCAGTGCTCAAGGCATGTATCGCAGCCATGCGTGTCGTTCCATATGCTTGATGCTTGCGCTTCGATTTCATCGATCGCGGCTTCAAACCGTTTATTGAATGCTTCGGGTTCTTCATCGGTTTGATTGATCTCAAGTTCAATGTCATCTGTTCCATAGTCCACGCCTTCGACAATTGAACCGACCAAAAACGCAGTTATCAGGACGCCTTTCTGGTCAAGGTCTTTCCAAGACCCAAGCTTGTGCAGTTCGCCGCAGTGAACCCATTCAGACCGTTCAACGTCTGCAGGGTAATCATGGAAACCGTCCGGCTCAATGGTTTCAAAATAATTTATTCGGACGCTGAGGTATGCACCGCAACTAGTCCATTTGTAAACCTGACGATAAAGCTCGGCGGGACTATCTGAGTTTGGAAAAGCCTCGGCCAAATAAGTATTGTCGAGGTTCTCTTGGTCATACTCTGGGGGATACTCTTGCATGATGGTTTCCTATAAGTTGAAGAACACGGCGCACGCAAGCGCAACACCGAACACAAGCGCAACGATCCAATCAAGTATTAAATCCATCTTTCATCCCTTCAAACGTTGCCTTCCACAATATCGCCGCAAGCGATCCACAATAGACGGTCCAGATTTGCGTCATGATCGGACAATTCATCGTCGTCCCAAGCGCCATAGTCGCGCAACACTTCGCGGACTTTTACAGGGTCTAAGCGATTAAGTTGCTTTTTAATCGTTGGAACTTCCCTAAGCACTTGAATGTCACTATCGCATTGGCCTTGGTGATGGCCCATATGCGCTTGCGCTTTGGTTATGTTGAGTTCAATAAAACCGTAAGAGTCGGTCCAATACATGGTAGTCCTTTTAATAGAGTGCTTCGCCATAGTTTTCAACGGTTTTCTTATCGCGTACCAGGCGTAATTGCTTGCGCGGATACACAAGCCATTCAGGCAGCGGAAAGCGTTGGCCGATCAGGCGCACGGTGATCTGATCGCCGTGCACGCCTTCGACCATGCCTAGGCCTTTGGGCGTCATGACGCGATCATGCTTCCTCATTTTCATCTTGATAGTGGTCAGCTATCTCATGCCAATTAACGTCGGCAATGAAAGCTAAAGCGTAATCACGGGCAACGCCTTCAGGCGTGGTTGAGTAAATTATGTCCTCAACGAACTCTTTAGCGCTGTGATGATCCCAATGGCCTTCCGACCCGTCAAACATCTCAAGATTGACGCGCCACGTCGCGTAATTTGTCCAGCCGTTGTAAGTTGCCATGATTGATTGTCCTTTAGTGTAGTGAATGAGCTTTCAGTGTAAAGCATTGTTTTGCAAAATGCAAGATTGGCGGTTTAGAAAGCGTGAATTGCCCAGGAAATGCAGGGAGGATTGCTAATGATTGCCAATGCTAAATCGCTGATTTACAAGACAATTATGGGGCTATTGGCAGTCTTGTCATTTATTTTGTATTGCAAGGGTCTATCAGTGTGGGGCTAGGCTAACTTAAAAGGCATGACAATTTTGCCAATATTGCCAATGATTGGGGCTTTTCGCCCTCTCCGCCCCCGAACGCATTTTCTCAGCCGAAATCATTGGCAATCTTGGCAATGTCCGAACAATTGCCAAGATTGCCAATGGTTACAAAGTGCATAGCATTGCCTAGATTGCCTATTGTCCTAAAGTCTAGAGCATTACCCAACTTGCCAATCGCTACAAAGTCTAGAGCATGACCCAAACTGCCAATCGGTTTTTGGGTTTTTGCTTAGAGCCCCCGGGTAGGTCCGGCCGACCGGTCGGCTGAAGCCGGAGGGTCCACAAGAAATTTTTTTATTTTTAGAAGTCCACTAGCCAAAAGTATTAGAATCCCTTACGCTTAGGTCATCTTGGTAAAATTGGCATATGTTTAAAAGTCTCCCCATCACAGTACGAGAAATCAAAGCGACAGAAGCTGTACTGGAGCGCATATACGACGCTGCGTATCTAGGATTGAAAGAAGATTCGTTGGCGCTAGCGGCAGGGTTGTTACCTGCAGAGTACCGGCTACTTAAACAGCATGACAAACTTGCCGAAATTGCCGAACTCAAGGGTCGCGCAGATAGTGAGCGCGAACACAGCCAGCACATGTTGAACGCAGCGCGGCAAGGCGATTCTAAGGCGGCGCTAGAGATACTGAAGCACACGCATGGTTGGGTCGCCAAGCAGGCGGTGAGTATTGAGGTAGACCAGCGCATCAGCGTGATCGACGCACTCAGAGCGGCGGAGACGCGCGTCGATGAGGGTAAAGTAATCGACGTGACGCCACAAAGTGAAAATCTAACACATGCAAAAACCAATATACAGTCCAGAGGACGAGCAACTGCTGATGACGCGGTTGTGGTCCCCCGCGATTAAGGACGACCCCGAAGCGTTTGTATTGTTCGCCTTCCCGTGGGGGCAGGAGAACACGCCGCTGGCGAAGTACGGCGGACCGCGCATGTGGCAGCGACAGGTGCTACGCGACATCAAGGCGCACATACAAGATAACAAGGGTAAGGTGGACATGGACACGCTGCGAGAGGCAGTCAGTTCAGGTCGAGGGATCGGTAAGTCGGCGTTAGTGAGTTGGCTAATTATGTGGATG